CTAAAAGGATCCTATCGCCTGGGGCATGGGTGGGGCAAACTCTGATAATTTCTGGTTCAGAATGGAGATCTGTTCCTGATTGTTATCAGACATCCATTTTCCATAAACCCGGTAAACCATCTCGGCATTCGAGTGACCCATTTGCGTGGCGATGAAGTTCGGGTTGGCGCCGGCAGACAGAGACCAGCATGCGTAAGTGTGGCGGGACTGATACGCTTTCCTGTATCTTAGGCCTGCACGCTTCATTGCTGTTTCCCAGATCTGATTAACCGATCCTACCGCGTAATGATGCCCTGCCAGGCTGTTACGCGTCACCACCTGAGGATTAAAGACAAAGGTGCATGGGTGGATGTCCTTCCTGCCGTATTCCCTGAGCTTTACCTCAACCAGATGCTGCTTTCCCAACCTGGTAATTTCCGCCTGACTTCGCAGAACGTCTATCGCTGGCTGGATCAGAAATATCACACGGTCTGTACCTGCATCAGTTTTCGGCAACGTAAACTCTTTCGTCAGAGTATGGTTGCGTCTCACTGTTAGCGTTCCAGCTTTCAGGTCAATATCTTCCCATGCAAGGGCTACCAGCTCTCCATGCCTCAGTCCTGTATAAACTGCCAGAGACCACATGTTTTTTATCTGCTGATGCCTGCATGCATCTATCAGGCGGGTAAACTCATCACGTGTAAGCGGGTCAGGGTCAACACGCGATTTCTTCAGTGGTGAAATACCCGCAAACGGACTTGAAGAGATGTAGCCACTCTCGGCAGCAAACTGAAACATGATTGAGGTGATCAGCATGTAGTTGTTCACTGTCGGTACCGTTCTGCCTTTTACTGGTTTGGTATGCCCCTTCTTCAGCGTCTGATATCCTGTCAGAAGCTCTTTCCTTATATAGAGCAGATCCTCTTGCGTCACGGATGATGCAAGCCTGTTTTCCCCAATCCTCGGCAGCATATTCCTGATTATCGAGCGATACCTCCCCATCGCATTTTTGGTAATCTCCATTGTCTTCAGATCAAGCCATTTAACAGCCAGGTCGCCCACCGTTATCTCTTTGCTTTCTGCGCCAAAGCGCCTGAGATTCTGTGAGTTCGGGAACTGGGCTGCATAGTTAAAAGTGCCGGTCTTTATTGCAAAACAGACGGACGCCCGTAACTCCCCGGCGACCTTTCTGTTCTTTGGTGTATCAGGCACTGCGAGGTTTTCCCTTACGCGGGTGCCTTTATAGATGAACCATATCCGGAGACTGCCTCCGTGGTTCTCAACGCCTTTTGGGTATGCTGGATTAGCCATTTATCCCTCCTGACGCCCAAGAGCGTCGATAGCTTAACCTGATAATGTTCAAACAGCACCAGGCTGTTTCTGTAGTTGACGCTCTACCCACCGGTCGATCTCCTCCCGGTTGTACATGCACTCACTGTTTGGCTTTGGGTTTTCATCCGGCGCTACGTGCACATACTCTCGCCCAACCAGCCATGATTCGCGGCGGGCACGCATAATCGTCCCAGGGCGAAGACCGGTTAGTTCGATCAGCAGGCTCTCTGTAACCCATTTATTCGGCGTCATGAAAATGTTTTGCATCGTCTTTCCTCCGGGCAAAAATAAACCGCCTTATTCGGCGTCCATAATGATGTAGCTTTACAGAAGCTTCTTGCTGATAACGCGGTAAACGTATGGCTGGCGGGATTCGTGAATGGCGTTCTTGTTGAACATAAGCTTAAGGGCGTCGGCCTTGCTTTCGTGTACCGATACGACTTCCTCAACTTTTACTACCGACCGTCTGTGATGCCTGACTAGTATGTGAACCTGCATCCTTTGTCCTCCGGGCAAAAAAACGCCCGCTCAGTGGCGGGCTAAATAATCAATCCGAACTCTGACGCCAGTCTCCTGTGTCAGAGCGGTGCGGGATTGCACCCAACAGCCTACTCAGGGAGCGGGCTGTAAGTTGCCATCGATTTACTGCCGTGCGCGGCGACGTCGCTTAGCTTCCCGACGCGCTGCTGCGATACCTGTCTTGCCGGTGTTGATGGGGTAGCTCTGCGTCGCAAAAAGGAAAGGTGAGCTATTCCAGACACGGTTAATACTTGAGATTGAAGCCAGGCTGGTAATCATTGCCGTGGTTAGCAAATTTATTCTCATATTGCCTCCATTAAAAAAGCCGCTGTGTTAGCGGCCTAACTTAAAGTGATGCAATCATTCTCTCGATGACTGGCTTTACTGCCTCCCGGATTTGCTCTCGGCTAAACTCAGGGAATAGTTGGCCCATTCGATACCATACGCCGTGAGCGTTCCTCTCTATTCTGCATACGCGGACAAGAGCCATTTGCATCTCAGCAACCACGTCCTCCGTGAGTGCGCTCACTTCTCACCTCCTTTCCCCAGCGCGTCATACTGGTTAGGTGTTGTGTCGATGGGGTGCGTTTTCTCTATCACATTAGGAATTGGCATCCAGTGTGTCGGGTGTGATTTAGACATCCAGTCATGATCTCCCCAATAGTTGGTGGTAAAGAAATCGTTGCGATCACAATAAGCAGCCGTATAGATGTTGTCATGGTCAGGCACCATGCCATTCAGGTTAATCCCATCATCAAGACAGATAACATAACGGCCAACCTCCGGCATCCTGTCAGCACACGCTATCCAGCCATCCACAGCACCCTGCTTGATGCGGTATAAAATCCCGTCCACATCCCGCTCGAGTTTTTTGGCTGCCGCTAACAGCTCGCTATCCTCTCCCTGCTCAGCCTTGAGCGCCTCCCTGCTTGCCTGCCATGCCTCATAGCATACATCCAGCAGATACTTGTTTGGATAATCCTCAGCATCCCATCCCGTATGCTCTTCAAACCAAGACTCAAACTGCTCGCGCTCGCTCATTTGGCCTCCTTACTTTCTTCTGGTGGCAGGCTGGCGCAGTATGTCAAAATCCCAAGATGAGTGATGTGGTAGCCTTTGAAGGTGATACCCCTGTCTTTAAATTCGACGTACTCAAGGTAGCCATCATTTGCTAGTTGCTGCACAACCTTTGATTTGGACTGAAATAGTGGGAATGGGCTTTCCTTCATAGCGTGGGCGATATCGGCCTCCCAAGCTCTTTCCAGGATTGCCAGCTGCTTTTTATTCATTTGGCCTCCTGCATCATGAGAAAAACAATCATTGCTGCTCGGAGTGGGTTCCTGTCAATAACGCCATCAACTTGCCATTCTACGCCGTCAACCCAATGCGCAGCAGGATCAGCCATCCATTCATCTGCGCCAAATTTCAGAATTGAAATTCCGCTGTTCTGAATAATCGGGCCCGCATCAGCCCATGACCCGATATAATCTTTGAACTGCTTATCATATTGCTTGCGCAGGGTTACGGTTTCTTCTCCAGTCTCACGATTTTTCCAGGTCACCCGGTAGCCTTCGACGGATAGGTCATACATTCCGCCACAAACCACAATGTTATGGACGCGGTTATTGATTTCGTAACCACTCATCTTGCTGTAATCCATCACGCCCACCTCTGTTTATTCTTCAATTCGATTAACTGCTGGCAATCACTGCACGTTCTGCATCCCGGCACAGCTTCACGCCGCGCCTGTGGGATGTCGTCTCCACACTCGGCGCAGTGCGTCGCTGATACTGCGTTGCGGTCTATGCGATGTGCTGCAATGGCCTGCTCGCGAAGAAGCTCTTCAAGCTCGCTGGCTGCGTCAATGATTTCTGCGGTCATGCTGCCTCCGGATTTTTCACTTCAGGAATTTGTGAGAAGGTTGAATGCTGTTGCAGCCACGCCTGGAACCTGTCCATTCCCAATGGCTTTAAGTCTGTCCACCCCAAAGGCCACTTCATCAGCCACTCTGCATAAGACGGGTTCACGTTGAGACCAGGCGTCTCCTGCCCGCCAGACAGGATGTGCTGATGCCCAAGCCAGTCCTCCAGGTTGTGCCGATGCTCTCCCGTCCTTGCCCTGCACCATGCTATCCCGTGCGATCCCATGCTGGCCCGCGGCGTGGGCGACAATCCAGATACGGTCACGCTGATGGGACGCTCCAAGGTCTGATGCTGATAAACAACACCACTCCGAATCAAACCCCATTTTGGCAAGGTCACTAATGACCATTGCAAGTCCTCTTCCCACAAGCAGAGGTGAGTTTTCCACGAACACGAATCTAGGTCGTACCTCACCGATGATTCTTGCCATTTGTCGCCAAAGTCCGGATCGGCTTCCATCGATGCCGGCTCCACTTCCTGCAGATGAGATGTCCTGGCACGGGAAACCTCCAGATACGACGTCAACAATTCTTCGCCACGACTTTCCGTCAAAACTGCACACGTCAGACCAAATCGGGAAAGGTCGGAGGATTCCATCGTTTTGTCGTTGCGCGAGAACTTGTGCGGCGTAGGCATCACGTTCAACTGCGCAAACTGTTCGCCATCCAAGGAGGTGCCCGCCGAGTATTCCTCCGCCAGCGCCCGCGAAAAGAGATAGCTCATTCACGCAGCCTCCTGCTTAACTCTGTTCAACTCTTCCGCTATACGCTGCGCCTTGAGTGGGTTTCTGATAACAGAGAGGCCGGGATATACCCAGCCTCTTTTAACGATTGAGTAGACAAGCGTAACGCTGCCTACGCGGATGTTGTCGCATGAGCCTTTCATCGTCACACCTCACTTGATAATCAGAGAAGGCTTCCCGACCTTGATGATTGCACCGGGGACTTCCTGCCCGGCGTCGATGAGCTTTTTTATGGCGAGCTTGTCGGCTTTGATAGTGGTTTCGTACTCAACAAACTGCGGGGGTAGTGCGCCGGAGTCTGTAATCTCCACTGAGCGTGAAGGCTCTCGCACGGTGACCTCATGAAGGCCTGCTGTGATTGACTTTTTACCGGCGGTTTCGAGGGAGCGGGCAACGTACTCTTTGAGTCTTGCCACGCGGTTTTCAGATAGCCTTGCACGTTCAGCCAGGCGCTTGCTCTCTTCCCTGAGAGCGTCGGCATGCGCGGATTCGTTTTTGCAGACTGCCAGTATTTGCTCAACCTTCGCCTCAAGCTCCCACTCTATGCTGTCGAGAGTATCGGCAATCATCTCTGGCTCCATACCTGAGTCTGTAAGCTTCGCGAAGTCGTTTGCGATGTGATAGAGAGCTGTCATTCGGTCACCGCTTCAAGTTTGGCTTTGCATTCGGCATAGACGAATTGAACGTTCTGCTGCAGTTTCATGCCTTGCGTGCGTTTGTAAGCCTCAGCAAAGATGCGCTTTAGGCTATCCATTGATTCAGCCTTCGACATCTCTTCGCAAAGAGTTTGCACATAATCGATGACTTCCTGCTGCCGGCGACGTTCATCATCTCGAATGTCATCCTCAGATTTATGCGCCATAACAGGCTCCTGATAAATTCCCTCATCTTCATTGATGACGTGAATAGCGTTATCCAGACGCTCAGCACGGGGCCAGTACTTAGAGGCGCGCTTAACGATGGTCTTGCGTGCCATCTCTTCCCAAAAGTTCTTCCAGGGGCCATTCTTGGCCTTGCTGGTTGCTTCCGTTGCTTTAATCTCTGCCAGGCTCATCTCTTCAGTGAGATAGTCGCCGTCGGCGGTCTTAACGGTGCAATACCCGCCTACTACAGAGCCACGGTCGCCGAACGCGTTATATTTGTGGGTTGGCGCAGTATCAAGGCCGTTTGATTCGTAGGTGTCGTTTGAGTAAACCAGTTTGCACTGGCCCCACTTAATGGAGCCTGTTGCCTGGGCCAGATGAAGCAGGCCCATATAGCTGATATCCAGACACACCATGCCGTCACGAGGCACGAGGTACGCCAGCTTGCTGGCCGGGTTCAGTGTGATACCGATGGCGGCGACGTTGATGATCGCATTCTGTGCGCTGGTCGGGTTTGATAGCGCTGTCTTGGCTAAATAGTCGTTTCGCTGGAAGTACTGAATCGCGAACTGGCTTTCTTTGGCCCACGTTACTGACTGGTCGGTTACCGCCCCGACAAAGAGCGGCTCCTGTTGTTTTACGAATTCTACGATGCTGAAGCTCATCATTGCGCCTCTTCGATATCAATCTGATGCTTTGCGATTACCCCGGCCATGTAGCTAATGTGCTCAGCCATGCGCTCCTGAAAGTCTACATCGTCGTCAAACGCCAGGGAGATAGCATGCACGCTCACGCCGCGACGTTGAAGTTGCTCAATGCATACGGCTTCGAAATGTCGCTGGAGAAGGCCTTTTTCGATATCTTCAGCCAGATTTGACTCTCTATCCTCGCGCTCGATTTTCTGATAATGGCGCGTCCAGTCCTGCGCCTCGATTCTGTCCTGTGCGTAATATGCGTTCATAGCTCAACTCCTGGGTGAGCGAGGGCCGCCGCGTAGTGGCTGCCGGGGTGGAAATAGGGTGGGGGAGGTAATTAGGATTCGCGCTTTTCGCCGCAGAAAGGGCAATAGGACATCTTTACGGAGCATTCAGAATGAGTTTGGTTTTTTGCCATCTCTCCATTCTTTTTCTTGGCTCGATAGGAAAGCTTATACTTCATCATCACATGAAGCTTTCCATCACTGAATGACATCACCGTATTATCCCAACCGGTATCAAAACCCTTGCTAACCTCTGCTCCATCAGGGACCTTCTCCATAAGGCGATCCTGAATTCTACGGCCTACATCTTCAATACAATTGCACATAGCTAATCCCTCAGTGCGTCAGCGGCAGCCCGCGACCGTTTAATAAGACCTCAACCACACCATCACGAATCTGAAGGCTCTCAAGCACCGTGTGGATGTATAAGCACTTCTTGTCGTGTTTAACCGCTGATACTCGGTAGGTGCGTCCCTGATGGAGTACGTGCATGCCAGGCTCAACACACTGGCGGATGATTGGCATGTGTCCGTAGTGGCTATGCATTTCTGACCTCCGTAATATGCCCGAAGCCAGCAATCTGCATCTGCCGGCGGGTGAGCTTTATCTTGTTGCGGGGCTTCTCAACATCGGTGAGCTGCCAGATGTCTCCTGCCAGCGGTGTGACGCGATACAGCGTGTTGAGGTGGGTGACGGTCATGATGCCGACTCCTTTGGAATGAAAAGCTCAAGAACCAGTAGCGCGCTTCGAGGCCTGTCGCTACACATATCGCGAATAACAGACTTAAGCTCTGCCGGCTTCATGCCACGCTTTTGGGCTTCGGCCTTAAGCATCCCTGCGTCAATCTGCTGAAATCCTGAGCGCGCTAATTCACGAGCTTTGTGATAGTTCTCCACAGCACAGAATCGCTTATCTGCTGCGATTCGTTTTTGCTAAGCCAGAAACTCGTCCAGCTCTTTATGAAAATTGCCGCGCTTTGACAGCGGAACATTGAGTTGACCGTGATCTAAAGCCATACATATCTCCCCGCTTATCGCCGCGGCGCGGAACGTTGAACAATTAACTCGCGTGTCTGTTGCCAAAAAAGAAGCCCACCACATGGATGAGCTTTTGTTTGGGCAAAAAGAAACCCGCCGGAGCGGGTCTATTCAGTTGGTGGCTTTGGTAGTGGCATCCAGTGCGTTACCTCTCTCAGTAACTCCGTAGCGCTATTCTGATTACTGCATCCGTTGCCATTATGGTCAGGCCAAAATCCTCTAAATCTCCATACTCCAACATCACTTCCATCGCTAACGATTACAGACTGTCCGTAAGCAGGCTCAAGGTCTGAGCGCGTAACCCACTCCATCCTCTTTCCCCTCACTGTATAAGAAACCCGACCGGGCTATATAGCCGCTATGAAATATTTGGCTGTGTGGTGGCCGGTGCTGCGATATTCCGGCTTACTGGCGGCTACCCTCCAGTGCGTACCGTGGTTCATTTGTGACACATGCGCCTAACGCGGAGTTCTACCTAAAATCAGGTCTCTCGTTCGTTCACGCTGCCCGTCAGCCCGGGCATTCACCACACACCAAATACCTCAGTAAAGCCGCGCTAGGCGGCCTCAGAAACCTGAATATTGACGAAGCGCCCCGACTATTTGCTGTGCCTCTTCAAGTATTTCATGGCCATCATCTTCAGGAATCCATAGTTCAAGCTTTTCAAGCACTTCATCCAACTTCCTAAGAGTATCTTGCTGCCACTCAATATCCTCACAATCTGGAATTTCAATATCTTCCATATCTCACCCTCTGTTAGATTTGCCGTCAGCCCCTAAGCGAGCTGCTGTTGAAATGCTGACGCCGTGCATCGCGTATCTGTCTCAGATGATGCTCTGTAGCGCCTTTGTGATGCTTGCTGATGTGACACACCGGTGTGCGTGGGTCGAAGTCAACTCCGCACACCGGGCAACGAATGGCGTTTTTCATGGCTCACCTCAGATGAGAGGGGCGCTATCTTGCAGCATCCTTGCAGCATCCTGTTGCAAGATGAGATCCCGCTTAAATGCATCTCTTTGCATGCTGGCCTCCTTGGCATCATCAAACATGCCCACGTAATGAACCTCTCCTTTATAGACGACCTGAGCTACCCACTTTGAACGGTCCGTATACCAATAAACTCCAGTAAAACCAGACCTATTTTTCTTATTCATTCCAAGGTTATGCATTTGCTCAAGCTGAGATATAACCCTCAAATTTTGAATCCTGTTGTCATCCCTGACTCTGTTGATGTGGTCTATGGTGTCTTTAGGCATTTCGTTATAAACAAAGAACCATGCAAGCCTGTGGGCCTTGAAACACTTCCCTTTGAAGAAGATTACTTGGTAACCATCTTTGTCTTTGGTCCCCGCAACATCTCCAGCATTTACGGCTCTAAGATTGACCTTCCAGGTGAAAACTCCAGTTTCGGGGTTATAGCTTAGAAACTCTTTAACCCGCATTAAAAGGCCGTTTACTTCATTCTTATCCATAGGGATACCCACTTTAAAAATGAATATTCGTATAGTTTTTAATTTATTGAGCAGCATTGCCGTTCATCCTGAACCCGCCGCGCTCCCGACGCATGGTTTATTGTCGCGCCGTTCGACTGACCGAAACGATGTGTTGTTTCGATGAGTTAAATGTACCTACAGGTAACGTTAATGTCTATACCTATGGGTAAAGTATTTGCGCGTAAAAGTTTACCTGATTGATATTTCAGGTAATTTATTTTTTGCTAGAGGTACAAAAAAGCCCGCGGGCGCGGGCTATTAGAATGGAATCAGGGGATTTTTTGCCACTT